CATAGCGCCTTTGATAACATCACGGAATTCCTGCTGTTCGAACCCGGATTGCATCATCTGCATCCCGATCTTTCTGTATTCGGGAATGCGCGATGCAAGCATCGTGTTAATGATGTTCTGGCGGCTAGCGGGAATTGCAGGACGCCCTGGCCCCATGCCGTCTTCAGGAATCGGAATCTCTGGCGTTCCGGCCATCGCGTCAATGACCTTCTGACGCTCTGAGTCATCAAAAGCTCTCCGTTTCTCCCCTAGCGACTTGTATCCCTCATCAATCCTGTCCTGCTCACCTTTTGCAGCCCATGAATTAGCCAGTCCAGCCAATCCCTGAAACACAGAAGGGCGCACATAGACGTTACCTACCATCTGCCCTTGCAACGGCGTCATACCGCGCTTCGCCAGTTCGTCAGCCATCATCTGCTGCCGCTTCAGGCGGCGCAGTTCTGCCGTGGTGTCCGGGTCTAGGCCGGAGAGTTCGAGGCCATAGTCATCCATGATCTATCATCCCGTAATCTACAATCATATAACCGGAAGGATGCTGTAGAACCGCATCTGGCATGACCGTAAGAACTTCATCGGCCATGACGCCCTCGGCGTGTTCGCCCCATATGTAATCCCATGCGTACAAGCCTATTCCGAGAATGTGCGTGCCGATACGACGGATATTGCGCTTGAGTCGACGGTCAGAGAATGTTCCTGTTGGTGCCTTTATAGCGGCGCTTCCAAGCCCGAACAGTCCGCTCATGATGTTACCCATTCCAGCCTGTTGCGCGTTGTAGGCTCCCAAATCTGCCCCGTATTGTGCTTGCGCAGCACCAAAGATAGGCGCTGGCGCAACCTGCGTGTTCTGTGCCGCATTCGGCACCGCAAACGGGTTGCTAACCTGAGAACCTGACATGAGAGCGTTGATCTCGTTTAGCGGTGTCTGGCGACCAGCAAGAAGCTCAGACAATGCAGTACGGCGACGATCTGCATCCATCTGGTAGTCTCTTTGGGCCTCACTGCCAGATGCGATGATGGCTTGCTGACGCGCATCCGTCCTGCCGCGCTCAATCTGAGCCATTGCGTTATCGTAGGCTTCTGTTCCTGGGCGGATACCGGCTGCGATTAGATCGGAATTCCTTTGGTCGATTGAGCGGTCAACGTCTTCATTGACGCGACTCATCATTGCATTGATAACCTGATCCCTTGTTGCCGCAGCATCCCCTGGTGCTGCTGGTAATCCCGAAAGATCAAGATTTTGCCCGATGACATCCCCAAGGGCCTGAGAGCCTTGGATGCCTAAATCGCCAAGAATGGATTTTGTTTGAACCGATTTATCGTACAACGCCTGCTGCTCAGGGCTAAGCTCCTGAACCATCGTCGGGCGAGACGTGTCTGTAGCCCCCTCAACCCACGTCTGAGAGCCGTAAGGATTGATTACGTTCGGGTTGTTTAGGCGGGAACCGGCAACTGCGGATTCTACGTTTGCAGCGCCCTGTGCCGTTGCGGCTGCGCCGTAGTCAGGGGGATCGGGGGCGTCGTAACACATTTCACAGTCTCCATAACGATTGCCGTTATCGGGACTGTCGGCCCCTCACTAGCAATACTAGATCAATTCAATCGGTCTGTAAAGCCTTGCTGTAGCAATACTTATCCAGCCCGTACCCGAGGTATTCCATGATGCGGCAAGCCCCGTTATAGGGAGCGGCGGTCATGGTGATTTTCTCAACCCCGCGCCGCTTCATGTCGTCCTCGACAAACTTGTAGAACTTGATGGCGTTTCTGCCCTTGCGGTACTCAGGTTTCAGGAACCATGTGTCTTCGTTCGCAACGAGCCTTTGTGTATGCATTGAGCGGGAGATATACATGCCGCAGTTTCCTACCAATTCACCATCATTTCTTGCAGTAAAAACAATGTATTGCGACCCATACTTCGCGTATCACTCGTACTGCGGGTTGAATGCCTCACCGCGTTTAAACATTTCCGTTTCCTGCCAATGCTCCCATGCGTTCTTGACAAGCTCATCCCATACAGTTACCAGAGGCTCGATGGCGAACTCAAGGCTCAAAGCGGCCCTCCTGTCTCATAAATCCAGTCGCAGGACAGCCATTGCACCGTCAAACTGTTCGTCGCAATCTTTATTTTGCCAGCAGCGCATCTGCCTACGTCCTCGTCAGGCGAAGTCCATTCTTTGAGCACTTCCATGCCAGCCGCCCAATAGGCTTCATCCCAATTACTGACATCCCATTGTCCGCCTGAAATGGCTGTGTAAGTCGCTTCCCCTGCGATCTCGGTATCTCCAAAGTCAACGTCAATGTCAGTCAGGAATGACAAGCTTCCGTTTGCGGAAAGTACAGGACGAAACATAGAAAACCGCTTTTCTGATCCCATATCCTTGAAATAGGAAAACGCTGTTTTGCCATAAGCGATGATATTATTTCCTGTGTCTGAAGTTCCGCTCCACGCCTTATAGACTGCCGTTCCTCTGGAGAAGTAAAGTTGTCCGTTGAATACTGCGAACGTCTCGGCATTCCAGTCGGTAAATCTACACCATGCCTTCGTGATCGTATTCATCACGTATTGTTGATGCGTGCCATCCTCTGCTATTGGGATGTTGAAGATCATGGCAGATTGTGCCGGATACACAATCGCCTCCCACCCCCACTGACTACCATAACTTCTAGATGCAGATGTAAATGCGTTTTCAATGATGTTTGTTAGCGCGACCCTGTTATCCACGATTGCCGATTGCAGGGCAGTCGAGAGCGGGTAAGCGCCTCCTTCTGTGATTACCACCAAGTCACCAGCGATTTTCTGCATACATCTGCGGCCAAGCGGTTTGCCTAGATCGAATACGCCGGTCAGCGCCCATGCTGAGGCGCTGCCTGGATTCGTGCCGCTATAGATGATGACCTCACCCTCGCTAGTAACGAACACAGCGCGGTCGTCAGGGCCAGAACCACCGTCAAACGTCCATGTTGCACCAGCCATCAGGTATCCACCTTTCTTGGCGACACCAGACATATCAAACTCAGTCAGAGCGCCACCGGCTAATCCTGCGGATAGATACCAGAACGATAGAGAATTATTCTCAAGGAATATTAGCCTACCCTTAAATTCAAACAGACTCGATATATTTGTCGTCGTCAGGCCAGTAAGAGCAGGGGATGTAGCACCATCAACAGCCGTCCATGTCGTTCCATCGAAGTAGGCAGGCTTATCCACCCCATTTACTGCAATAAGCCAGTTGCTTGTGCCATCGCCGAACATCGTCCATTGATGCTTGCCGTTTGTTCTCGCAAGTTTTGAAGCACCAACAGCGCCGGCAGAAGAAACATCATAGATTCCGCTTGCTGTGTAGGCATACATCGTATTCGTGCCATTTACCGCATTGTACACGGCCAGCGTCTTGATGTTCCCGGTAGTACCTGTCGCATGGCTTGAATTTCCGCCGCGAATTTCGCAATAGCTTGTCTTTGGGAAAAAGTTGTTCAGGATAATTGCGTGATCTGGTCGCATGTCGGCAAGCGAATCGCGCTCGTTCCATCCCTTTACCGGGGCAGGATACGACATAGAACGACTGATGCGCGTTCTCGGTGCGGCCTTGCGTGCTAATGCTTGCCTCATGGAGTGATCCACGATCCAGCGGGGATGAACACTCGTGGAGTCTTGCTTTCACCTTCGCCGCCCATATTCAAAGTGCGCTTTCCGCCATCACGCCCTAGCGCATCCTTGACCATGCTTTCGTAGGTTCTGAAGTCCTCGGCATAGTCAAAGCCTTTTTCCTTCTTCCAGCGCCAGCGGAGTCCGAGCGTAAGGATTTCCTCTGGAAGCAGCGGCAAGTCACCATCTGCGGCAAAGTATTGCCGATACGTTGCGCCGGTAGAATCCGTCATCCAGTTCCAGCTAACGTACTCGAATGCCCATGTATGTCCGGCAGTCGGGACAGGGTTGGACAGTAAATGCCCACCACGGATGCGCCATTGGTATCGCGGGCCAGTTACTGTCATAGACTTGATGGCTTGCCAGTCCTGATCGTTCAACGGGCCGTAGACCGGCTCCTGAAGCGTTCTATCCCAAAACGTGTTGTTCTTGATGTATCGGTATCCATTAGTGGCGATGCTGTCGATATCGCCCTGATCCTCTGCTGCGGTGGTAGTGTGGGTAGCCTGAAACGTCAATTCGTTCCAGTCGCCACGACCTGACAAATCGTTCCCTTCTTCCTCCAGCAACGCCATGATCTGCCTGATCTGCGGGTCGGACGTACCATAGACAGTTGCAGGAACCGTCAAGTTTGTACGACGGCAGAAGCGTTGAACGATTGTCAGTAAACTCATGTCAAATCACCGCTTCCTGAACCTTCGGTGGACGCCCGCGCCGCTTCGGTTCTTCGATAACTTGGTCATCCCCAAGTAACTCAGCCGCGCTGATTTCCGGCTCACGTTCAACCTGAACTATTTCAGGCTGACGCGGAATCATGTTCTTCAGCGCCTCTACCTGCGCCTTGAGTGATTCAACCGTGGTAGCAAGATTCCTGTTCTCCTGCTCCATCGCGGCAAGCTGCACGGTCACAGCGCCATGATCCTTCATGGACGCCAGCCAGTTCTTTGCCTTGTCGCGCAGTTCCACGGCACCCATACCAATGCGGCGCAATCCTTCGTCATTGATGATGGCCAAGTCCTCGACCGTCAGGCAATTCATGGCAATCAGCGTGGCTTGCTGCGCTGGAGACAGTACGCCCCATCCTTTGATTGGGGTGCCACTCAGCGGCATTTCCTGCCCGTTCTTCCAGCTTTTGTATGACGCCTTCCATTGATCGGCCCACTTTTCAGGAATGCGCCCGTCACGCACGTTGCGCTCCATGTTGATAAGCCATTGCTCCACCTTGTACTCAACGCAGTCTTTCGAGTACGGCGGCGTCACAAGAGCAAAATCAACGTCCTTGGCGACATAGCGGCCTTCGCGGATGGATGCGGCCTTGTCCTCCATCGGGCGGCGCTCGAAACGGACATAGGCAGGACGTTCTTCACGGCTAATCAATTCTCCGACTGACATTGTTCCTCCTTATGCGCGAAGCGCGGTAAGTACAGCAGCGGCTTGCGTAGCGGCATTGTCAGCGGCGGTAGTGCGAATCAGCTTCGCCTTACCCGGAGCATCAACATTGCCTTCTACATACCATTCCTGAAACGTACTGACAACGCCAAATTCCTTGACTACTTTTGCATTGGTTTCTTTTGTTCCGAGAGCCGCTTGAAGGGCTGCGCCTGTGATAGCCATGATGATCTCCTTACAGTAAAGACTTGCGTTTCACTAGAAACATTGAGGCAATTTCTCCTTCATGTTGCCAATTTACATCATAGCCCAATTCGATGAATTTATCATTCCACCACGAATGCGGCCTGACGGTCAGATGCAACTGTTGCCCGATAATCTCCCCCATAGAATCTGGAATCGTGCTGATTTGGAAGAATGTGGTTTTTGCCGCATCCATAATATTTTTGATTACAACATCAATCTTCTCAGGTTCAATATGCTCCATTACATCCGTGCAATACCCATACTTACCCATCAATGAGATAGATTCAGTCAAATCATGTTGCCTGAATGGCAATTCCATAGCCTCTGGATCACGGCTGTTGTCAGTAAAGTCGATCAACTGAACAAAACATCCGTATTCCTTGATCCTAATGGCTGCACGGCCTGTTCCGCAACCAAAGTCAATGACAAGTCCGTCAGGTTTGCAGAGTTCTAGAAACGTATTTACACATTCTTCGCCTGGTGAAACTGTCCTGTATGCATCGTACCCCCACATGCGCTGGTATTTTTCCTGCTCAGACAGCATTTCAATTGGCGTGTTCCACATATCAGGAAGCAGTCCGCTGCCATGCACTTCGATATGGCATCCACTTTCTTGCAATGCTCTTGATGTTTCCTGAAACTTCTCGGCTTGCAGCTTCATCGTAAGACTGGCAATGTACTCCTTGCCGTTGAACATCACATGGGCGCATGGATCGCCATCATTCATCGGTTGCCGGAAAGCATGTCCAGCCCCATCACGATTGGACGAGTCGTATCCATATATTTGCAAGTTACGGTACCCCATCGCATACGCTAGGCACGTAGCTGTATTACCTACAGATGCAGCGCCCCCTATAAGGCAGTACGCATCTGTGTATTCTGGAAACTCATTCTCGATATTGCCAACTTGCAAATGCCATAGTTGAGCGGTTGGAACTCTGCGGAAGCACTCAGGATGAACTTGTGAAGCAAACAAGTGATGCTTGGCAGGCCCAACCAAATCAGCGGTCTGCTCTCTAGCATCAATGATTACCTGATAGTCAG